CTTTTAGTTAAAGAGTCTATTATAGCATCTTTTTTTACTATAACATTATCTCTATTGTAAAGCATATCTGATTTATCTTTATTTATATCAACCAGATTTTTATTTAATGTTTTTAAAGTACTAATCTCGATACTATCTACCTCTATTACACTGTCACATATTTGTACAAATTTATACATGAGAACAGTGTCATGTATATTTATTGTCTTTTTTTGAACATGATAAATATGTAATATCTTTTCTCTAACTGTATCTAATCCTAATACAACTTTATTTAAACTATCTGTTATAACGTCCTTCTTAATAACTTCCTTGCTCAAACTGTCATATCTTGAGTTTAAGCCATCTATATTATCTACAGGCTTAGTTACCTCACATTTAAGTAAAATCATCATAGCCATTACTACAATGACAAATAAATACACTCTAATTGCAACATAGTTCCTATTTGTTTGATTCATCTGCTGAAAAGAAGTTAGTTAAGAATTTACCTATAATGCCTACAAATAAAGTTACTCCTATGATTACTTTTAATTCTTTAGGAGAATATACATCTTTTAAGCTATCGTAAGCTATTAATCCTCCGCCGCCTATTAGGGCAGCACAAGCTAATAAAGCATCTCCAAATTTTCTTATTTTAACAGGAGTTGGTTTGTAATAATTTTTTAATGATTTCATCTTCCTTGAGATTTATAAGGTTTAGTACTTTTATGTTTATTAGGATGTTTCGTAGCCTTTCCTTTTGATTTTGCTTTCTTTACTAGAACACTAGTAGACGATTCTTTCTTTGCCATTATAGTGATTTAATTAATTCAATTAACTTAGGATGAGGATACATATCTGATTTATCTGCTCTTAAATTAGTATGAGTCCATAAGCCAGGATAACCTTTTGTTGCAGCTTGATTAAGCTCGAAGCAATCATCATTATCTAAAAACTCTTGCAATCCCTTTTTAAGATTAATCTTTGGATGTCTTTTGGCAATATCTATTAACAATAATCTTAAACTTTCTATTTGCTTATCTGTGTAAGAATGATAATAAATATATCCTTTAAATGGTTTAGCTAAAGTAGTTACTTGTTCTTTAGGAACTATACTTTTTACATAGTTATAAAAGTTACCATCTTTGCCTTTAATTAAAGGACCATAGTTACAAACTTCAATAGCTACAGACTTCTTATTAAGTATAGAGTTGTTAGCAGTCTTGCTTCCGATATGATGAGCCCAATATTTGTCATCAAAACAACATACTACTACTCCGTCCCATGCAACATCTTTAACATCTCTAGTAGATATCCCACCAACTATATAAGAAGTTGCAACCTTTAAAGATAAGCCTGCTTTATTCTTGTCGTGTTCCCAACAAGCAACTGTCCAATCTGCCCTATGGCTTCCTGCGGTATGATGAATAACAATAGTATCTTTTTCAAATATTTCTTGATAATATTCATCTTTTTCTAATGGTATTTTTTTGATTTCCATATTATATGTTTTTGGCTTTTAAATAACCTGTTAGTTCAGCTAAATTATTACTAATGTTTTGCTGCATTTTCTCTACAGTGTCTAACTTGTTCCATAACTTATTATGAGCTACTTCTTGTTCACTTTTAATTTCAGTTATTTTACTGTAAATTAAGTTCTCTTTTTTTTCTACTGTGTCCATGATATATTCAACTGTTGCTTTTTTAGTATTTTTAGAATGTAAAAATTTCTCATTTACAACTTTTTTAAAGTCATCTAATTCATCATTAACTTCAGATATTTTGATGTTAGCTTTTTCTGAACTTGATTTTATAACATAAATAAAACTAACTATAGAACCTAACCCTATAATAATTGCTACTACGTCTTTTATTCCAAATATTAATTCTGAGGCATTCATAGTTTTTAATTTCTTTTATTTTAAAGCAGCTATTAATTCGTAAATATTGTTATAATTTATTTCGTTTACGCTTGTATTCGGATAGTCAAAGTAATATATGCCATATTCAGCTAAGGTTAAATGTAGTGCCAATTCATCTAATTTTTCAACACTAACTATTTTAGCGTTTTCAATATCTCGCCACGTTATCGTGTTATTTATTTTAATTAAATTTTCCATTAAAATTTTTGTATAATTAGTGAACTCATAACTGTGCTATCTCCAACCGCTGCATTTTGAAAAGCATTAATAATATATTGATTAACAGTCCAATCAATGTTTAAATTACTATTTGCCAATGCTGCATTTGCTGCTGAGTCTGAGTTTAAACTTCCTGATGCAATATAAGTTTCGCTAACCGTTGAACTTTTAATATATAAATTTCGCTCCATTCCATAAAACCTAACAGCTGAACCAATTAATCCTATTAATGTAGCACCGCTTAGTGTATTAGATGTATTAACATATAAATATATAGTACCAGCACCAGTAGCAGTACTTCTAATTGCTCTTGTTTGAATAATCGAAACGTCTCCTGTTGCAAAAGTATTAGCGGGTATTAATACCGACTTCATTAAAGTAATAGCAGTCGTTCCTGTTAAAGCAGTACTATTAGCAATGTCTTTTGATACAATTTGTAAATAGTTACTTTGCTTATTTTTCCATAAACTTGAAGCACTATCGTAAGTTAACACATCGTTGTTTTGAGGTGTATTACTAATCAAATCGACATCGTGTAATTCTTCTAATTCAAAACCGTTTTGTGGTTTAACAAATATCTCTCCGTTGTTAGTGTTTTTCCTTGTTACTATTCCAACAAAAACTAAATGAGCGGGTGCATAAGGTTTATTTGCTAAGCCGTAAATTAAGTCACCATTAACACCTAGCCATACAGGGTCGCCAACGTTTGCACTATTTGTATTTAAGCCAGCTAATAAGCCCTCTGTAATAACATAGCCTTGTCCGTTAGTTGACAAAGTAGTTTCTAACAAACCCATTGTTTTTGAGCTTGTCGATTCACTTACATTTGATGCTTTTGATACAATCATATTAGTACCGTCAGCCGAACTAACATAAACCGCTTGCCCTTTATTAATTGATAGTCCAGCTTTAACTATGTGTTTTAAAGTGCTTGTATAAGTAGCAGCCCCCGTACTACCTAAAAATAATAAAGCACTTAATTGAGTAGTTCCGTCACCAATTTTGTAAGTTCCTGTTTGTTCTAAATGAACAGTTTGCCCTACCTTTAAAACAAGCGTTGCATTGGCTGTAAACCAAGCACTGTCTTTATAACCTAATTGTATGTCTACGTTTGCCATTAAACTATTGGATCTATTACGGTTGCTGTATTGCTATTTATTGTATCAATTATTTGTTGTAACACTTCAACGGTATAAGTTCCCGAAGTTGTAAATGTTTGTAAAGTGTTACCGTTTTGGTCTTTGATGTCAACTTGGAATGTACCTACATTTTGATTTATATTACCACCTACATAAATATAATTGTTATCTAAAATGTTACCGCTATCAATAGGCAAATTACACCCATCGTTACCCATTGCGGAACTGATTGTTAAATCAAAAAAGTGTCCGCTAACATCGTCATCGTTACGCTCAGTAAAATCTGTTAAAGAAATATTCATATCAGATTTAAAAGCACCTAATAACTTACTATTACTAACTTGTCTTAGGTAGTTTGGCACATCGTAACAAATACGCTCAGTATCACTTAGCACCTGGTTTATGTTACTTATATCCTTATTAACTAAATCACTAATCACAATCATATACTTGCGACTAACTACATTGTCAGTAACGCTGCTACCTTGTAAAATAACATTCATAAACGGATAAACAATTTCTACGTTTGTGTCCGCTTCAGATTCGTCACCAAAGTAAAATGAGTTTATGCCTTTGTGTTTTAAAGCAAAGTTTTTAAATAATTCTATATCTTGATTTAATGTAATCATTTAGTCTTTATCTCTACGCCAATAATTAAAACGGTTAAACTCTTCAAATCCAAAATCTAAGTCACCACGCATAGCTACACCGTTTGTGTAATTGCGTACCGTTGGATTCATGCCGGTATTACTTGTTTCTAAATATTTTGGAAACGTTGTTGTATTTTCAATTAAATAATCAGTAACTAATTGTGCGTAACGTTCAGCATGTATTCTCCATTTGTCCATTAAATATTTAACGTCTGCAATATCCGCTGAACTTGAATCCGCTGAACCTTTTACTTGTATGCCTTTATTTTGATATGCAAATTTAAAATCGGGTGACGCTTCCATTTTAACGTACCAACAAAGAGCCTTTGCTATGTAATCGTTTATAAGTGCTTTCTCATTTGGGTAGCTTGACAAAGTAGGATTGGCAATTATTTTAGTTTTTAAATCGTTATATAATTGCGTGCCTAATATTTTTTGAATATAAATATCTTGCACCATAATAATAGTGCTTTCTAATTTTTTCCAATCCACGTTACCGTCAACTCCAGCGAGTTTCTTAAAGTAGTCTTCTTGTATAAATAAAACGTCAGCCATTGTTTATTTTTTTTCTTTATTTCGTACTCTAGTTTCTGCCATCCATAAGTGACGGCAATCGGGGTCAGTAACTCCTGTACTTCTATTATAAAAGTACCCTCCGCGGTAGTCCCAGGCACTAGTACCTAAATCATTTTCCATGCTATCAATATCTTCAAACTCTAAATAGTTTTTAGGGTTACTCATTTTAGCAATTAATTTAGAGCAAAATTCTCTTGACTTACCGCCAGGCAAAAGACTAGGTTTTTCATCGTTTACTTCATATTTGTAAACAGTATAAATTTCTCTACTTACAATCGGTTCGGTTGGTTTATCTAATGCCTTTTGAGTAGGTTTAAAACCACCTATTGTGTCATCTAAAAAACCGTTTTTAGTTAATCGTGCAATTGATTCCTCTACTTTATAAAAGTCTGTTTGAGTAACGTCTACTAATTCATTAATAGACATGCTAGGGTTACCTTTTAAAGCATTTAAAATAGCACTGTCTAGTTCTTCTATACTAATCACTAAAGCATCTGCAAACTTCATTATTTGACGTTCGTATTTTAAAGCTTCGTTTGAACTTTTAACACGTTCTCTTTTTAAAACAGTATAAGTAGATGGGTCTTCAATACGTCCGCACTTAGATAATGCCATTAACACTGGGTCATTATCACTACTCATTTTAACTTCAATACCTAATATTTTCTTTGCTTGCGTTTCATCAATACCGTAAGCCGTTAATCTAGTAACCGCTAAATGTTCATTGATTTTCCCTTTTGTGTAATCACGAACTATACGGTACATATCAGCATTATCAGCTGCACTTAAACCTGTTAAACTATCATTTGTTTGAGTAGCTACTATTGGTAAAGGTTGACCGTTAACGTCTAATGGTACAGCAACTAATGACTCATAACCTTTTAATTTTCTACGTTCATCCTGTGTTAAATCTTTGTCATTACTTAAATCCGCACCAATTAAACTAATTGGCTCAAACATCATTTCTAAATATTCGCCAGTTTTTAAGAATGATAAATAAGATAAAAATTCTAATAAGTCAGCTTGTCTAGGTTCTATATATCCTTTAACAAAAAGTTCCTGCAAAATTAATAAATCGGGGCTACCACTTAAAAAAGATTCTTCAAATTTAATGTTGAATAATTCGGGTGCCATTTCGTGACCTGCAAATATTTTTTTCATTGCACGCTTTGAAGTAAATGCAAATTTTTCAGATAAATCATTTACGGTTACATCAACTACTTCGGGTGCTTTGTCATCTCTATCCGAGTGAGTAATCATAAGACTTTCGCCATTCTCGCCTGTGTAAGTACCTTTAAATGAACGTTCAATAGAGTGTATCATTTCATCCGTTGGCTGTCCGTTAAAGAAGTTTACTATCTTTCCCACCGAAAAACCGCTACTCACATAATTTTTATTGAACGTACTTATATCCACATCGGTATTAATATCATTTACGATTGACTGATATTGAGCAATAGGATAAACGCTTTCTAACTTGCTTGCGCTTGCTGTATAATATTTAAAGTCAATAAAGAATGTGCCAGCAGTTCCATTGTTTTCAAATTTATTTATGCACTTAATGTCTTTGCTTTGTGTATTTTTATTACAATTTTTACTAAAATATAATTT